CTGTGTTTACAGCGGAAGGGATGTACTGACTCTCGTCAATTACTGTTACTTCTACGCCTGGTGATGTTAAAGCCATGGTGATTTCCTTTTCAAGTTGTAGATATTTATAGTATTTTGATAAAAACGCTGGCGTTGTGCAACCTTTGGCAAAGGCCCAGATGCTAAATACCGTATGAAGCGACCTTTATGCAAATCTTGTGAGCAACGACCTTGTGCTGTAAACTATTACCGTGATGGCATAGCTCACTATCGTTCTAGATGTGAGAACTGTCAACGTCGTGGTCGTGGATTAAAGCGTCGTGTACCTAAGTGGGAAGAAGCAGGATACAAGAAAAAGATGTCATGTGATCACTGTGGATTCAGGGCAAAATTCAGTGCCCAAATACTAGTGTATCATGTGGATGGCAAGCTGAACAATGCTGAGTTTAAGAATCTACGTTCAGTTTGCAAAAACTGTGAAATTGAACTAGCCAAACTTGATGTTACTTGGCGTCGCGGGGATCTTGAACCGGATTTATAACTAGCGATTTGACCTGCTGATACAGGTCATCCAGTGTGCTGTTGTTGTCTAGCACAGCATCAAACTTGGTTCCAATCCAGGCAGTTTCTGAGGCATGAATTCCTAGTTTTTCTAGTCGTCGCCGGCTCAGGCTCCAGGTCGAATTACCATCTGGGCCACGGTTAACACTCACAGCAGAATCATACCACGCGGGCTCAGCACCACGCACAACCCTAATTACTCTACCGCCTGCTTTACGGATTGCTTTGATTTCGTTGGGGAAGCGGCAATCACTGATTACAATATCATCGCTACTATTACGCAGTTTGTTTTCTAAACTGGCAATCCACTGGCTATCGTGAAACCCTTTACGTATTACTTCTGTACCCCAAAATTGTAATACCCACCGTGGCGTAAGGGTGGGTATTTCTAGTCTATTTGCCCACCAGGAATCGACCGTCTCTCTCCACTCCCTTGACTCTGTAGTTCGGCCTTCTAGCAATCCACGATCCCAGCCAAATGTAACTGCTACTACATCTTTGAGTGTGTTGGCAAAACTCTCCCTACGGAAGTGATGTAAGTTAACAAGGTAATCAGCAACTGTGTCCTTCCCAGCACCAATCAATCCGCAGAGGCCAATGATCATACCAATTCCCTTACGTTTAAATGTTTGAGTGTGTCCTGTAACAAAGCTATCTGTCGTCTACAATCTTCCAGGGCATGGTGACTGGTGGCAGGCTTGGGCAGGCCAGGCCATAATCCAAACACGGTTCTTGAGTCTCGTACCATGTAGTACTTCCACGGTATGGGTTTACTATAACTTTTGTAGGCATGCTCAAGAATTGTGCAATCAAACGTGGGTCCTTGACAGTACAAAAATTTACTAGTCCAGATTAGTTTGCCCAATTCATCTAAGGCCCGATCTAACGGAATACGACCATCTTCGGCAAATGCTTCTTCTCTAGCATGTGCTGGTTGGGTCGACCACCAATTTAAAGTACTATCATCGATGGTTCGATTTTCTTGACTTTCTAATGAAACCCTGGCATAGTAATATTGTTTATAATATCCAGAACCCAAAGGATCAAATGATTGGGCGGCTATAGTTAAGATAGTGGCAGCGGGTGCTACCCCAATGGTTTCGATGTCGATCATTAGTGAACTCATATGTAGAGTATAACATAGTATGAAATTAAAATCAAATTGTTTGGTAAGATGTTATTGCTTCTAATAGATCTGCTTTAGTGTAGTGAGGCGGTCCAGCAATAATATCATTTATCCAATTACCCAGGTTAATGGCTGACTAGCATCCACATACATTTTGAGCTCTTCAATCTTGGCATCCATCTGTGCTTGGCCTTCTGCTTTCATGGCCGCACCATTAAGACTACCGCCACCTTGTGGTCCAGCAATAGTTGAAAACTTTTCACGGGCTTCACCAATGATCATCTTGCAAGCACCAACCATGTAGTCCCGGATCCACTGACTGATTTGATAGTCACTCAACAATTGAATTTCGGGTTTGGTTTGATATGTCCAAAGCAACACAGTTTCGCCAGTGCCTTTTGGGTCACGAATCAGTTGCAATTTTTTGGTAACTGGATTCCAAGTGTAGTTCATGAATCCGCCAAACATACGTGCCGCCAGTTCCACATACTGACTGTAGAAGTCATACGTGGCCAGTCCACCAGCCACGTTGAAGTTCATGAGGTACACGTTGATTGACGCTTGTGCAAACGGATCAAAGTTTGACGCAAACGGGCCTGTGGCATTGCCAAATGTTCTGCGGAATATTTGTCGTACTGTTTGCACTTCTTGTGGCAAAGTGTAAATGTTCATGTCCTGAATCAACTCCATAAAGATGTATGCTTCTTCATAGGCGTTGTTGGCACGTTGGCGGTAAGTGCCAATTGTGCGTTGATAGGCCGCTTCGTAGTGTGCAGGGTCTAATTCAAGATCGATAATTTGATCGCCCATGGTTAATTTGCAATACTCAATGAGATTTTGCTTTAACTCGGGCAGGGTATTTTGTTCAGCCATAGGGAACTCCGTTCCCTATATTTACCAGCTTTTCAATATCACCAAGTTCTCTGTTCCACGTCCGTTGAACGCTGTTTCCGTTGTGGTCAGGTCCTTGTAGATCTTACGTGCCGCGGGCTTGCCTGCTGTTTGCACCGATTTAACAATGTCTGCTGGTTTGCGTACAGTTCGCTGTAGACTGTCCACAGTACTAAATCCAATTATGCTGTTGCTTTTGACAGTAAATGCACCCACATGACTGTCTGCCACAAGATGGATCAACTTGCGTTTCTTGGTGTCATACAACCAGGCTTCAGATTTGTCCACTAGGCTAGCAGCCGGTAAGCCTTGCAGTTTTAAGTCTGGGAAGGCGAGCAAGTGCTTGAACTTGGCCGCTCGTTTTTCTGGAGGCACCGCCTTCACCTTGCGTGGCTTGCGTTCCACTTTCTTGATCTGCACATAAGCACCACAGTCGTTGATCACAGTTTCGCAAAACTTCACAACATTACGCATTTGAATTTTGCTGAAGTTTGAGTAGGCTTCAACCAGTAATGCATCCTTGCCCTCTAACACCGCTTCAAATTCTGTGAGTTTACGTTTCCAGGTGTCGGCAATAGTTGCCACCATTTGCGGTGCTACATTTTTACCACGTATCACAGTGATTGGCTTGTAGTCCGCTGACATCTTGGCACCGTTGCTGATAAAGTCGTCAAACATGCCGTCAATCTCACCGGCACATTCGGTTACTTTTTCTCTCAACCGGTCTTGTATGTTGGGACGAGCCGGTGCTGTTTCATCCACTACCGCTTCCTCTTGCTGTTTGCTTACAAGTATTTCTTTCAAGTGATTTTCTAATTTTAGCAATTCAGAGTCATGGAGTTCTAGTCCCACCATGCTCATTCTGCACAACCAACCTGTGGTCAGTCGTATGGCACTGTCCGGAATCCCACGCAAGGTGCGCACATCTGCCTTGCGGTCATGTGCTTCCAAGTAGTTTACAATCATGTCTCTGGCATCCTTTTTGCCATAAAAGTAATTGTACCACGAGAACGCTTTGCTCAATCTGCTGATGCGATTTTCTGCAGGCTGTATTGTCCAAACGGGTTCGGTTCCCATGACATTGGTGTCACTGGAACGTGGGTTCAAAAGTTTTACGGGTTTGAGTGCTGTTTTCAAAGTGGGCTCCTTGCAAATTTATGTGTAATTATAGCAGATCTAGATTTTTTGGTCAAGTGTTGCGTTTTGGTAAGTTTTTTACCAAATCAAATAATTTTAGTGCTCGGTTAACGTCATAATTTTTGTGCTTGTACATGTATGCTTTTTTACGTTCAGCCACTTCCAATGCGTCCATCAGTTGCCATTTTAGTTTTAAATCTCGTGTGCTCATCAATTCGGTTTGCATATCTTTAACATCCAATGCGTACTCAACCCACTTTTCCGTGGCTTTTATCTTGTCGTACAAAACTATTGCTTTAGTACTACCTTTTGGGCTGTACTTGATTACAAAATTGTGTGCTTGCATACTCACTCCTTTGTTGAACAATGCGCATTATAGCACAATTAGGGTTTTTTGGTCAAGTAAACAGAAAGTATTACCTATAAATACTAGTGTAAATTACTATTAGGAGAATCACCATTCCACGGCTCAGTATGTACCGGCCTAACCGGACCCGAGATTATCAGTTCCTTGACCGCGTCATAAGTGAACGCTATACTGTGGGCGGCCTTGACATTTTTCTGCACAAATACATGGGTCCGCAAACCGGTGGCGAAGATTCGGCGCTGTCCAGCAACTACGATGCCACTCAACCGATTTACGATACGTTAGATCCATTACACATACAGGACTTGCTGTTGCTGGAAAACCGTGACAGAATTTACGACCCGGACATTTACGTCATGCGCGGTGTGTACAATCACCAAGACATTGACTTTGACCTAACACAGTTTGGCCTGTTCCTAAACAACGATACACTCTTTATCACATTTCACTTCAACGACATGATTGACAGTTTGAGCCGCAAGATCATGAATGGTGATGTGTTAGAAATACCCAATTTAAAAGATTACTATCCCTTAAACAAGGACATACCACAGCCCTTGCCCAGGTACTACGTGGTACAAGATGCTGACTATGCTACAGAAGGCATGAGCCAAACATGGTTGCCACACATATGGCGGGTAAAAGCAACCCCAATGACCAACAACCAAGAGTTCAAAGACATACTCAAGAAACCTGTTGTGTCAGAAAACATCTGGGACAATGGCAATTTCTATCCCTCAGGTTGGGTTACTAATTCGGGTGATGTGTATTACCGAGCCCTTAAAAATGTACCTGCTGGCACAGATATTACCAATACCGAGTATTGGGCTGTTTATACCCCGCCCACTCAGAGCGAAGTATTTTCAACTCGTACCAAAGACAACGAAATCAACGATGCTATTCTCACACAAGCCGATGTTGAAGTTCCGCTGTCTGGATACGACACACAAAAATTCTATATTGTACCCACATTAGACAATGGACAGCCAGCCAACCCCACATCACTTACTACCGAGAATGGTGACACTGTGGACGGTACGCAAGGTGGCATGAACGTTACTCCCAAAGCCGATGGTTATACTGTGGGTTACTTGACCGGAGATGGTATACCGCCAAACGGCTTACCTGTTACCACTGGAGTTTCTTTCCCACTGGGTGCTGTGGCTGGAGA